TCTGTCGCTGGCGACGTGGACCTGAGCACGGCAAACGGTCGGATGCTTGCCCGTTTTAAGGGTGCAATTGCTCGGCAGGAGGCTGAACGAATCGGGGAGCGCGTCAGCAGAGCTGCCAAACAACGAGCTGAACAGGGAAAACCTCAGAAGGCTAAGCATCGTCCGTTCGGCTACACGGTTGACTACGAAATCGTGCCGAATGAAGCGGAGATGATTCGTCAGGCATATGCGAGAGTCATTGCAGGAGAAAGTATTACGTCGATAATGCGTGACTTTCAGGCGAACTTCTCGACCGTCGCAGGTGGCAAATGGTACCGACAGACCGTCAAGAAAATCTTGCAACGACCAGCGAACGCAGGCATTCGGGAGTACAAGGGCGAAGAGGTTGGGGTAGGGGACTGGACTCCGATTGTCGATAGGGCGACCTATGACGCTGCAATGGAGACCTTCAGCAAGGCGAGCAAGCCAATGCCCGACATGGCTAACAAGCACCTACTAAGCGCTATCTGCAAGTGTGGTTTGTGCGGCTTCCCGATGTACGGCAGGCGTAGAGGCAAAGGAAGCACAGCGCAGTACACCTGCATGCCAACACATGGTGGTTGTGGTCGGATTGCGCGTGCTCAGGAGCCGCTGGACATGTACATCATCAGCCTGGTTGTCGCGCATCTGGAGAAGATCGCTCCTGTGGTTGCCGTAGCCAGCGAGAACGATGACAAGATCGCTGAAACGCAAAAACGTATTAGTGAGCTTCAGAAAGCGTACTCAGATGAACAGCTTTCAATGATTGACTTCATGCCGCTTGTGAACGCAGAACGGCAAAAATTGAAGCAGTATCAGAGAAAGGAAGCGAAAGCCGCAACGGTCGCAACCAAATCAACCCGCGCGGAACATTTCATAGACGCAAACTTGTCGCAGCAACGGGCAATCATCAAACGGTACATCCGCGATGTTGTCGTAATGCCAACAGGCAGAGGTTCCCGCAAACTTGACTACGATTGCATCAAGGTCATTAAGAACGAGCGAACATAGAAAAGCCGGGTAGCAAATGCCTACCCGGTCGATTTCTACTTACTCGCAAATATCATGTCTAGAAATCTGATGTCATCTTCGGTCGTGTCAGAAGCATCTTCCATGTACTTTGCGACTGCTGTTGCAAGGTCGTAGTTTGCCAACGATCATTCGATCTCCTTTCTGTAGAATCGGTGCCAGACCTTGTGTCTGACGTTGCTACGAGTGCCCTGATTTAGGGCGTACTCCTTTCTCTCATTGACGAAATTGGCTGTCGGGTGAATCTGTACCCGGCAGAAAATCTGATTACTCTGAGCGCTTGTCACGCGGGGTGTTGTACCTCAACGTGGCTAGGAACTCTTTCTTGATTCGTTCCGCCCATGTCTTGAACCTGGTGTTCTCGTCTGACTTGCTCATTTGTCGTGGCTCTCCTTGGTTGTTGTGCTGCGCTCTGGCAAAATTAAACGTCGTTCTGGTCTCTCCGTGCCGATCTGGGTCTCCGATTAATCTGAGACGCTTAGCTACACTGTTCTGTCTTTTCTCCTTTCGTTGCTGTATCGTCAAGCTCGGTCGGTCTGAATCGTCATTCCAGATAGTTTCTTACCGACGTTGCTATCGGGGATTTGTGAATGAAACCATAGACGGATGACGATTGCAAGCTTTCTATACCGCCGAATCGCGCAAGCCTCTGACCTGGGCAGATGCAAACTTTAAATAAAGTTATGTTCGAGTAGTTTATGATCCTATTTAGATTCTTGGCGGCTGAGCACTAAGAGCGATCCGTGAACCGGAATGTTATAATTGAGCAGTGCAGGTGGAACTGCATAAGTTTGAATAAGATCATACCCAGGAAGACCGCTCAGTTACGTTGTCAAAGATGCTGAGCGGTCTTCTGCCTTGATTTTCAAGAGTCAAGGTGTCATACTCAAACAAGCGGTCAGCGTTAGCTAGCAGCTCCAAGATCTTATTTAAGTTCTTGTTAGGCTAACGACCGCGATATTTGCTTTCTGGGTTACCGGAGAGTATAATTAGGAATGAGAACGACATACTTTCTGAGCCAGGAGAGGAAACCTAAATCTGATTTACATGCAATAACGAAGAAGACCTACGAACACTTTTCCTGGCAGAGAAGTTCGTAGGTCTTTTTTGTTTGTCGTGTGGACAGTCTTAGGGATCGCAACCTAAGAGGGTTGAGCAGTGAAGAGCCAGGAGAAACACAACATTCGCTATCGTTCCCTGCGACAGCTATATCAAAAATAAGAAGAAATAATTTAGAGAAATGAGATGAAATGACATATAGAGATACTCGAGAGTTGAAGAAGATTGATCGAAAAGACCGAAGTATCACCAAAAATATTAGAAAGACTGTTTGGGTAGAAGGAAGATACTGCGATAAGTGCTTCTACTCTTTACAGGATGAAGAGATAGAACACGTAAACTGTGTACTAGCGAGCAAAGACCCGAAGAGAAAAGTTGATCCGAATATGATGAGCATTCTCAAAGCCAGAAAGAAGAGTCGGAAGAGTTAAGGGCAGCTTCGCTGCTTCGGAGACGCGCCTACGGCTTGCTCCACCTAGTCATCCAATTCTTCATAGGAAGAGTTAGGTAATGAAAATCAAGAGTTGAGAAGAGTAGGGGATATGGCAGCTACGCTGCTTCGGACACTCCCTTCGGTCGGTCCACCCTAGTCACATTCTCCTATAGGAAAATCGAAAGATCAAAATGTGGCTACTGATAATGAACATAGCCCGGCTTCGCCGGGTCTGAATCTGATCATTCCCTATAGAACTTAACACCGCTGATGAGCGAAGCGAAGAAGCGGAACAGCTAGAAATTAGAAAAATGCTAGATCATCCTGTTCGGTTCGGAACGAACCATTGAGGATGAAATTAAATAGAAAGTAGTTGGAACGATGAACGATCAAGAAATGAAAGATTGGAACACCCTAGCGGAGTATCGGGAACGAGTGAGCAAGCAACAGGGTATAGAGCTTCTGGCTAGGTATGTGGAGACAGATTCGACGGGAGGTGATGAGTTTGACGGAGAAACGGAAGTATGACTTTGAACAGTCCATGAAGGCTGAGCAAGTGAGCAAGCTGTTCGAACAGATCGAGAATCTGCTAAAGGAGGCAGTTGAGCTAGGAGCTTCAAACCAAAGGCTGAAGCTTGGTTTGCAGCACATCTATTCGAAGTTTACGCGGGAGAGATAGATGAGGGTAGGGGATAGGAGTTAGACTCATTCCTATCTCCTATCGTTCTCAAGTACCTCAGTTTAAGTAGTGTGACGGCATTAGGCGAGCAACAGCCGGCGGCATGGGTAAATGTGTACCTAGATTAATCCAATCGCTTAGATTCGATATTACGAGAATATTTGGATTAGATGGAAAGAATGCGTATAATGGTAAACAGAGACACTAACGATTGACTCGTTAAATCCAATGTCTCTTGGAGATAGTATGAATGATTACGAAGAAATCGTATGTCTAAGCTGCAATGAACGTGATTGTGAACATGATAATAAGTTGGTGCTCGGATGACCGATTTTGAGTTTGTAGAAGTCGATTCGGAAGTCGATTCAGTCAACGAGATTGAAGAAAAGTTCGTTGACGAGCCTGAGCAGATAGAAGCGAAAGATGTTGTGTCAGAAGAGAAGTCAGAAGCACAGCAGTTGGAAGAGGCTAAGAAGTATTTCAAGCAGCTCTTTGCAAATATGGGCGGTGCGAAGTGAACGAGTTTGAAGAATTAGATTTCGTAGCTATCGCGGTAGAAGCGAAAAGGGTCAGGCTAGAGCTTGAAGCGTTGTATGACACCAGAGGTCAGCGGATTGCAGATTAAATATGAGATGGAGGGGGAGTGTTGGCGCTACGTTGGTCCGTACCGTGTCGACGGTTACCCGGTGATCAATATAGACGGTAAGCGTCAGATTCTTCGCCGGGTGTTGTACGAGAATTTGATCGACTCGATTCCCCATGGAAAATTAATCGGGAACACTTGTGGAAACAGGTGGTGTATCCGAATAGAGCATTTGAGAATCAAGACAGGAAAGACGGTCAAGCGATCAAGACCTTTCACGCACTGTCTCTATGGTCACGAGTTGACTGCTGAAAACACATATGAGCACAAGGGGCAAGCCTGCAAGCAGTGCCGGAAGGATCAGTATAAGAAACGTAAAGCGAAGAAACTGAATGAATGATAAAGTAATAGATAAGATGCAAGAATGTAGTGACTCAGAAGCTAGTTCAGATGAAGACAAATATTCGAGGATTCTTGAGTACGTTGTCAACAAGAACAATTGCCATATATTCAAGCTTTCTGCGCGAGACCGTAACGGGTATGCAGTAGTGAAAATTGACGGCAAGAATTGGTATGCACACAAATATGTGTACGAACAGAAGCATGGTCCTGTTCCGGCCGGTATAGAAGTAATGCATTTGTGCAAGAATCAACGTGATTGCATCTCTATAAATCATCTACGTGCAGGTACGCATGGTGAGAATATGGCACAGATTCCAGAAGATAAAAAGGAATTTTGCGCGGCAGGGCATGAATTAAATAGATCCAACAGCTTCAAATTCAACAACAATCTGCATTGCAAAATATGTAGAGCGTTGAAGAGAGTTCAGGATGCCTAGCTATTGCGTAAACAAGCATGAACAGACTAGATCAAACACGTACTGGTTTGCAGGGACACTGATCTGCCGGATTTGTAGAAAAGATCGAACGGAACAGAGAAAGCTAGAAAGAATCAAGGCAGAAAGTCTTGATTAGGGTATTGCGAATTCGCGCCTGTACTTAAAAGCAGTTGTTTTCTTTTTACACAACTCTGACAGACGGACTCAAAGCTAAATGAAAACAAGATTCAAGAAAGGAATAGAAATGAAAATCATAATCAAAAAGCAGGTGCCGAATGGCAAAGTACGAAGAGGCTGAACGAAGAGCATTCGCTGAACTGGCGGGTGATGTTGGATTAAGTGCTGCCAGAAGGGAATTGGGCTATCCATCGAGCTGGGCAACTGGCAAAAAGTGGACAGAGGAATTCGGCATAGAGATTGAACTCGATGAGCTGAAGGCGAAAGCCAGTGCATACAATAACTGGTACAAAGACTCCGAACTGCTGATCGCACAGCAAGACCTGATTGCCAGAGCACGAGACCTGATGGACTCCAAGACTCTCAATCCAGCAGAGCTAGAGAAGCTTGGTCAGACGATCAAGCGCGCAACCGAGATGATCCGTGTCATCGACGGCAAGGCCAACGTCTACACAGCCAAGGAAGACACGACAGAGCTTGAAGCCTTGCAGATGTACGACGAGTTCCAGCGAAGCAGAGCTGATGATGCGTGAATCCGTTGGAGTACATCGGTCAGTTTCCGCGTGAACTGATTGCATCGTCCGAAGGTCGAAAACTGCTGACCAGGCAAGACCCTCTGTTGTTCAGTGTGGTCTACCTGAGTCACAGCATCAGGTTCGAAGGTCAAGAACCATCGTTCAGTCAGTTCCATCTTGACCTTGCTGAGTATGCGAAGTCTTGGATGCAGACCGATTCCCAACGAGACTGCTGGATTGCTCCGCGTGAAGCTGGCAAGTCTCAGTGGTTGTTCAAGATTCTGCCGTTGTGGGCAGCAGCGCACGGTCACTTGAAGTTCATCGCAGCGTTCTCGGATGCTGGCTCACAGGCGACTGATCATCTTGATTCGTTCAAGTTCGAACTAGATCACAACAAGCTGTTGCGCAAAGACTATCCAGAGTTGTGCAAGCCGATGATGCGCGGTGCAGTGAAGAGATATGTCAGTCAGAGCAACGAGCAGATCCAGCAAGCCAATGGATTCAGTTTCTCGGCTAAAGGCATTGATGCAAAATCGCTGGGTATGAAGATCGGTGATCAAAGACCTGATCTGATTCTGTTGGATGATATTGAACCAACTGAATCCAACTACTCAGTCAATGAAGCAGAGAAGCGCAAGAGAACAATGCTTGATGGAATCTTCTATCTGGGATCAAGAGCCAAAATCATCATAGTCGGTACGACCACCATGCCTGGATCAATCATCGACCAATGTCGCAAGGTTGCAGAGCAGAAATCGTTACAAACGAATCAGGATTCAAGTTTCGAAACTAGTTCGCAAAGCGAATCAAATAGAGCCGATAATATTGATTATGTAAGTCTGACCAAGGGTAGCCTAACGAGTTCCTATTCTGTTTCTGGTACTTCAGATCATCTAGAAGCGATTGAACATGCTTTCGGGCAGTCAGTGACCGAATGGGGGATAAAGTCTCTAGAATCCGAAACTGCGCTGTCAAATGAAACGCTTGGATGTGATCGAACAATTGGGTCTATCGGCTCATTGTCAAGTTCGGGAAATCGGAGCATTGATAGGCTGAATGGATTTATTAGCAAAGGTGTTAACGAACTCGTTGATAACGATTCTGGCGAAAGCTTGACTTCGGTTGAGAAAAGTGATCTTAATTCGAATTCGGTTTTTGACGGCACATCTACATCTATTTCTTCTATGGGTCAGCCAGACAATCGGACACAACCGTCATTTTTTGAAAAGCAACAGGCAGAGCTTGAAAAATTCAATATCAAGTCAGAACCTAATAGGGGAGAGGCTGACATTGAACAGACAGAGCTGGATGATTCAATTGATGCTGAACTTGAATGGGTTCTGGATGAACGTATCAATGTTCATTACTACCCGGCGATTGTCGTAGATTCTGACGGAAATGAGCAGTCATGGTGGCCTGAGTTCAAGTCAATGCAGGTTCTAAATCGTGATCGTCATACCAGAGCCTTTGCAATGAACATGATGAACCGCCCAGTCAACGTAGATGCGCAGTATTGGAACGAGCAGGACATTGTGATTACGGAGGCTGAGAGCTACGTCAGAACCTTGATTTCAGTAGACCCAGCAGTGAGTACCAAGACTTCGAACGACTACACAGCGTTGGTTGTGGTCTCGCTGGCAAGTGACGGCAAAGTCTACGTACGTCATGCGGAACAGCTCAGGCTTGTCAGCACGGAACTTAAAGAACGTGTGAACGATCTGATTGAGCTTTTTGATGTTGGTCTGGTCTACGTAGAGACGAACCAGGGTGGAAACTTGTGGAAGTCTGTATTCGACGGAATTAAGGCGAACTTCAGATCAGTTCATCAGACTGAGCCGAAAGCTCTGCGAGCCGCTAGAGCCTTGGATTACTACCGAAAGGACAAGGTTCGACACACAAGGCACTTTGATCAGCTTGAAGAACAGATGTATTCGTTTCCGAAGGTTGCGCACGATGACTTGATAGACGCGATGGGCACAGGTGTTCACTACTTTCTATCAGCTAGTAGTCAGCCTAAAGCAGTACGTAAAACATATATTTAGAAAATGAACTATCATTAGATGGTAGTTACTACAAAAAGGAGAGTTATTAACAAAGATTATGTCAGAATTGAAAACAGCAGTACAAACGATACTTGATAGAGCGAAAGGCTATCAAACAGCTCAGAATTATTATGACGGAACCGTTGACGAGATTTTCGCCAGCGCAAAGGTCAAACGAGCACTAGAAAAAACAGGCAATCAGTTCCGCGTGAACTACGCAAAGACACCTGTTGATGCAGTCGGTTCACGATTGGAAATTACAGGTGTAGCGACACTCAGCGATCAGGCCAAGCAGGTCGTAGACCAGGCATGGCAAGAGAACAATCTTGAGCTTGAGCTGTCTCAGATCATCACGAGCACGCTGGTCTACGGAGACGCATACGTCTTTGTGTGGCCTGACGAGCACGATCAGACCCAGATTTACTACAACAGTCCGTTGTCTACCGTGGTGATCTATGACGTAGAGAACCCTCGTAAGCCTGCCTATGCCGCCAAGATGTGGACGATTGAGCTGGAAGACGGCAGACAGCGAGTCAGAGTCAATCTGTACTTTGCCGGCCGAATCTGCAAGTTCATCAGCAAGTCGGAATCTCTGCCAATGACAGTGCAGGACAGCGACTTTGAGCCGTTCGTTGACGAAGACACAGACGAGCGAGGTCAGCTAGTCAACGAGTTCGGTCAGATTCCGATCTTTCACCTATCAACGGGCACGCCCGAGCACCTAGCGGCATACGGACCACAGAACGCGATCAATAAGCTTCTGATCAGTCAGATGAGCAGTGTGGAGGCGTACGGCTTTCCAACGCGCTACGTGATCGCTGGAGACCACACAGGTAGCCCGTCAGACTTCGGTGACGACGATGACAGCAACAGTCTGAGCAACGAGCCTGGTGAACTCTGGTGGTTGCAGAACGTCAACAAGGTTGGTCAGTTCGATCCAGCCAAGCCAGAGACGCTGATCAGTCCGTACAGGGAGTACGTCAGAGCAATGGCGTCAGTGACGAGCACACCTCTGTCATATTTCGAGAACACTCAGACGAACGTGTCAGGTGAAGCTCTCAGAGCTGCCGAAGCGCCGTTAGTCAAGAAAGTTCGATTGCGTCAGCTTGCCATCGGCGCAGCTCTGCGCAAGATGTTCCTGTTCGTGTTGAAGCTCAATCAGATAGACGAAGATGTACAGCTTCAGTGGCGACAGATCGAATCAATCGACACGTCAGAAACTTGGGACATTATCAAGAAGAAGCGTGACGCTGGTCTGCCAGCAGAGCAAATCTGGCTTGAACATGGGTACGACACAGCTCTTATTGAGCAGTGGAAACAAGCTGGTCTACTGGATCAGCCAGCAACAACAACTATTACAGAAATTGGAGATGAAGCAGCATGAACGAAGACACAAACGAGCTAGATCAGATGAGAGAAGCGCTGAAGAACGCTAATGGTGAATCAGCAGCGCATAGGCACAAGGTCAAGGAGCTTGAACAACAACTACAGGAATTGTCAGAAACAGCAGATCGTGTGACTGCAAAGTACCGTCAGACTCAGATTGGCGCCCAGCTTGAACGAAACGGAATCACGAACAGGAAGATCACGAAACTGATTGATCTTGAAGCGTTAGAGCTTGATGAAGACGGCAACGTGACAGGTCTCGATGAGCAGATCGAATCAGTGAAGACAGAATTTCCCGAATTGTTCGAAACGAAGCGATCAGCGCCGAAGGTTGATGCAGCAGATAAGCCAACGATCAAGCGTCAGTTAACGAGTGCGGAACGATTGCTTGGAGCGAATTAATACAATTCTTGATACAATATAGATAACATAGAGCGAGATGCTTGTTAGTTATGGAGTGAGATACGAAATAGCTTTGGTCTATGCGGGACGTTAAACCGTAAATTCATAATGAAAGTAGTTTTTTGAAATAGTAGCAATTAATGCGAATGCTTGGATTCCTGAAGAGTATGGTTCCGAGGTCATTCAGACAGTAGAGCAGTTTTCCGCTGTAGAAGCGGTAGGTAGACACGTCAACATGAAGTCGAACATCTTCGAGGCTCCACGAATGGGAGACGTTGATGTTGTAGTTCTTCCCAAAGGCGGAGTATACCCAGAGGATCAGCCTCAGTTGGACAATGTCGAATTGAAGGCAGCGAAGTTCACGAACCGAATTATTATCGCCGAAGAAGACTTAGACGATGCAAATGTAAACGTGATCGTCGAGTTTCAGAAGGGTTGGGCAACCAACTACGCACGAAAGTTTGACAACGCGTGTCTAGGAACAACAGCCGTAGCAAACGGCGTCAGTGTTCCATTCACCTCTGTTTACAAAGAGGCTGGATCAGCAGTAATCAAGACTGCTGGACCGTTGACATACGCTGACGTGTCCGACGTTTTGAGCCTGGCTGAGAACGGACGCTATTTTGCCGATCCCGACACAATCGTGATCGCGCATACCAGCTTCAAGGGGCAGCTACGAGGACTTGTAGACGGCAACGGTCGACCATTGTTCATCGAGCAGGTATCAGCTGGACAGCCTCAGACTCTATTCGGTTACGAGATTCGTTTCTCTGATGGAGCGAAGACCAGCGCGGCTGCACAGTGGAACCCAACGGGTAATCCATTGCTGATCGTAGGTAATCGTAAGCACCTTATCGTTGGTGATCGTACACCGATTGAGTCTCAGATCAGCTTTGATGCCGGATATGGCACCGATGAGCCACATATCAAGATGCGTACACGTAAGGCATTCGCTGTCGGACGTAAGGAAGCATTCGGTGTTCTGGAAGTAACAGGAGCGTAAGCAATTCGGAACAGCTCAGCGTTCAGGCGAATGTTGGGCTGTTCTGTTTTTCATATGACAGATTACGAATACGAGTTCACAATGACGTTGCCGACTATCGGTGACTATTTTCAGACACGTCAATTTAAGCTTGGATTCTCAGTTTCCGAGCAAGACTTGACGCTAGGTCGATTGTTCGCTGTTGCAAGAATTAGTGATGCAGCATGAGGAACTTTTATGTAGGTCAGAACCCGCACGGTTCAGTGTTGTTCAAAATTGTTGACGAACGCAAGCAGCCTGTAGATGTGATGATGTATTACACGGCAAAAGTGTTTATTCGTAGACCTGACGGTTCAGTGTATTCGGATGGGCACGCGATTCCGATTGCAAATCCGTATCATGCTGTTGACTACACGTTCGGTTCAACGAGTCCATTCACGATGACAGGTGAGTATCAGATACAGATCAAGTTGAACCGCAACAACGGCGAACTAGGGGATAAGTTCGACTATACGGATATCATTGCTATCGACGTTATAGAAAGTTTGGAGGGAAGTTAGATGTTAGCAACAGATTCAGATGTTTTGGATATGACTGGATATACGGTCAATGATCAACAGATCAGACAAGCTCAGGGAATTGTTGAAGTATGTGCAGGCAGACCCGAAAGTCTTGTCACGAACGAGACGGACAAGCATTGGCTTAAGTATGCCGTGTGTTGGCAGTCTGCCTATTTGGACAACTCAGACGTGTTCGCACAAGCGAATGTGGAAGAGGTGAAGCAGGACAAGACCACTGTTACCTATGGTGAAAAGACGTATGCCGTCAGTCCGCTGGTGGTTGAAGCTGTCAAGCAATTGAGTTGGAACAAGTCTCGTTCGATAATGACCGGACCGAACACAGTCAAGGCGAATCGTATGCCTGATTGGTGGTACTGGTAATGCCTAGATTCATTGTGCGAACGTGGCCTAGCCTGGTGGACATTTACACTCAGCGAGTGACGTTTGATCCTGAAACAGGCTCAGCTGAACGAAAGTGGAACTATCTCGATCCTGAGACAGTGCCTTGCAACGTCGTAGCGCTGAATCCTGAAGACAGCCTTGAGCAGTTCGGCGCGGAGTACACCAAAAAGAAGTTCGTCAAGCTTGAGATTCCAACAGGTCAGTTCGAACTCAGCCAGCAAGCCGGAAATTTGCGCAGCAAAGACGGAAAACAACGGTACTACGATCATTTGATCGACAACGAATTTTACCCAGAAGTGTTCAACATCAGCAACATTGGCACTCGTATCGACTTGAACGGTCAGATTGACTGCTATGAGTTGTATCTAGAACTGTTCGATGACAGTATTACTGAGATTGCAAGATGACAGAAAAAGGGCTACAAGCAATTCAGCTTGTAGCCCTTTTCTTACCCTTAAACCACTTATACGCGAAGGAGGATTGTGCGTAGTGAATTAATTATACCAGCTTGCGCCTACTTCTGCTTTGCGATAGCACGAGCGTAGAGAACGACGTTCTTGGCCCATGCACTGTACGCAAAATTTAAGGGCGGCGGTTCGTTCGTACTGCGCTGAGATGTTAAGGCGCGCACTCCGTCTTTCTTGTTAAATAGATCGTCGAACTCAACTATTATTTGACAAGCATCCCGCATGTCAGGGTACATCTTGGGAAGTATCCGCTCGTTCGCGTCTTTGGCCGCTTTAAATGCTTCGTAAGCCAGCGTGAGAAGATCCGGTTTTTGTTCGGGTAACGCTTTTAACAGTTCTCGATACTTGTCATCCATCTTCTTGTCAAGGTCAGTCATTGCTTTTATGTCAACCTTGGGAGTGCTGATAGCTATCGTTTCTCCCTTCTCGTCCAGCCAGGCGCGGGCGCTGATTGAGATTGCTTCCATTGTGTGGTGAACCATTGTATTTCTCAAACGATAGAGAATCCTATACTCGGAACTCTTTTCGAAGAGCTTGTTGAGAATCTTCTGAACGTCTTTATGTTGCTTGCTATCTTCGCCGTACAGTTGTTTAATCTCTTCGTATGTATGTTCCTGGTGGTAATGCAGAGCTGAACAAAATGCGAGTGCCGCACTCCGCATCCGGATTCCCATGCGAACAATATCGTCTGGCTGTGAGGCATCCAGTTTCCCTCCTTTGAGTTCTTCCATGTCAGCTTGTATTGCCCGACCCAAATCACCAATTGTCTTTGTCATGTAGGTAAAGACGTTAACGTTTAGAATCTTGTTTATTTCGTGATACGCATCTCCGTATCTTTTGAAATCTGATTCGCTAATCTTCTGAATCACTTCGAAATCAGCGTCGGAGTCAATATCGGGATTATTGTGAATCAGCAGTGCTGAGTAGAACTCTTCCATATTTGATGTCAT